GCGCTGGGTCGATGGCGACTCGGTGGTTCTGCGGCTTGACCTTGGATTCTCTATCTCTGTCACTGAGTCATGTCGACTGCTGGGCATAGACACAAGCGAGACGAGAGGCCGCGACAAAGAATTGAAATGGCTAGGCAACCTGGCCAAGCAGTACGTTAATGACGTTTGCCCAGTTGGGTCAGATGTTATTGTGCGCACGCACAAGGCAAAACGAGGAAAGTTTGGGCGCGTGCTATGCGAGATATTTCAAGGCGAAGGCACTATCAGCTTAAATGAAACGCTGAAACTGCAGCGCCTGGCCGTGCCATATTTTGGGCAGTCTAAGCGTGAAGTATTGCAACTGCACCGGGAGTGCGTGGAATACCACAAAGCTGCCGGCAATATGTAATGGAAGAGTGCGCAGCCAATCAAGTCGAATCTGCCCTGGACGGCGTGTGGGAAATACTTGCACTTCACCCCTGGGACCTAATCTATCTGTCAATCCCTATGTCGATCCTGGCATTCTATGGGCTTAGCATTTACGCAATCTTCAAGTACATCCAAAACAAATATCAGTGAGGATGCAGATACTTTTCGCCGTCAGCGATCAACTTAGGCGAGCGATAAACTTCCATCATGGCCGTCCTGGCAAGGCATCCAGGCAAGAAGTGAAATCCTGGTTGTGGCAACACGGCCATTCCAAAGATGATGAGCTGCTGGCTGCACTGTATGCGGCAGAGCAAGACGTCACAGACACGCCCACCCAGGCTCCTAAGCCTAAGCGAACCACCTAACCGGCAAGCCCTATGCTTCATTGTTATCTATGCAACAAGCCAGGCGTAAAAATCACTAATGCTGTATGTGCAGAGTGCGAGGAGCTGCAGAGATGGAAGTTATCATCCTTGCCCTCGTCATGGACACATACGTCTACACCTGGTTCCCAGGATCCAGGACCAGGCTCGGACACTTTAGGATGTGCGTCTACAGAGAATATCGCCCGGTCATCGACGAAGATCAGCGATACACCTGGTACCTTCACCCGTACTTGAACACATACTGCGATCCATACGTCATATACCAGGCACCCTCAGAATAGGGTGCAGCGATTGTGTCCTGCGGAGGCGCTGCCAACCGCTTGGGAGACAGCACACGCTCAAGGGTCGCGCGCTGATGGACTGTTAAATAGGAAGCTCTAGGTTCCTATCTTTCTCAGGTGGTAGCAACTTGTAATTGTACAGACCTTGCGACAAAGGTTCCTTCTCTACAACGTAGGAACCAAACTTTGGTTTGCGCAAATGACGGAGCTGAGCGCTGATTGACGCCTCTGGATCCCCGGTTGCTGCTGCTATCTCCCGCAGCGTCCTGGGCTTGCCATCCCTCATCACGTTAAACACTCGCTGTATTTGGCCTGATAGCCGCACGTTGTCCCTGGCAGGAACGTAGTCGGATCCATCAAACAAATGCTCAGCGCTGTTCGCCCTGTCCTTGTCTATCAGATCGTCAGTCACTGGCGCCTTCCTCTCGCTCATAGCGCGATATCAGCTCGTCCAAATGGAAGCGGCACTTTCTCAAGTCCTGGACATAATTGCTTTTGAACGGTGCGCGCAGCAGATATTTAACTGCGTTTGCCATATCAACGGCATCCATACCCAGGTCAGTATCAACCATCCAGGCTTGTATATCCCTGACCTCTAGCCCACCGGGCAACAAGTAATGGCTAGGCCTGTTGACCGGATCATGTGTCAGGGTCCCGTCCATTTCGCGCCGCACTTTTGATCTCGCAGTGATCTGATCCCGCCTGACCTTTGCTAGCTTGCGGTCGATTTCGTCATCTATCCCGCTGGGCAGCGGATGTTTAGCAGTCATGTCTGCCTCCTAGAACGGAATGTCGTCGTTGGGGTCCACCTCTGGCGCTGCTTCCTGGCTGTCGTCGCTGGATGACGCAGGCTTGCTATCTACAAATCTGCTCACCTTGACGTTGACAGTCACGAAGTAGCCCCCGCCCTCAGCCTTGCGCTTCTCCAGGCTGCCCTCGACATACATTGTGGTGCCTTTCTTGGCGTACTTTGTAATGTTGTCTGAGTCTGCCCCCCAAAACGCCAGGTCGTGCCAGGTTGTTTTCTCTTGCCACTCACCCTGCTTGTCCTTATAACCCTCTGTAGTCGCCAGACCCACATTGGTCACACGCTGCCCCGACGGCAGTGTTTTCTGCTGCGGATCCTGGCCCAGGTTGCCGATCAAGATTACTTTGTTGATTCCTCTGCTCATTTCTTTGTCCTCGCTTTGACCTCGATCACATCTGTGCTCGGCGTCATGTAATTTTCGATATCTACGTCAGGCGCCTCAGCGCGCAACGCCTGCTCCCAGTTTTTCCTGTCACCTGTAGCCTTAAACGACACTTGCCAGGCGCTGCCCAGGATCATTCGTCCAGGCGCGTGCTTTTTCTGCCAATCCTTAGCTATCGCCTGCGCCTGCTGGAACGCACTGGTAGCCTTGTCTTTGGCCTCCATCGCCCTGGTGAGGGTGCGCTCGATCTCCATCCACTCCTGGTCGGTGCCGGGCTCCATCGGCTGCTCGTAACTATGCTGCAGCTCCAGAAACTCTGACCAGGCCCGTATTAGCCGCTCTCTGCGCAAGGGCTTAGAGATATACCAACACATAGCCATGTTCTCGTATGTGCCGTCAGACACGCAAAACAGGGCTCTGCTGGCGCCAGTAACGATTAGTTGATGTTCTAGCTGCCAGTAGTGTCTGTCTGTGACTAAGCCGTTGTTGGTCGACTCTCTGTATTGCTCGCCAGTTTTGCCTTCCATGATCTTGTGTTCCCAGATCATAGGCTCATCATCGATGCCATAACAAAAGCCATCTAACGACGCCGCTAGCTTGCTTGCTACTTCCCGGCCGTTGTCCACCAGGTCTACCCAGGGCTGATCCAGGCTGGCTTCAACACAAAGTGGATTCAAGAACTGCTCGTTGTTCTCGTAAGGCGCTACAAAACAGGGCTCTTCCGGGAATGTCTCCGCCAGGTACTGCTCGATCAGTGGCCTGGCATTCGCCTCGGCAGCATGGCCCCTGTCGAATCGCGCCTGAGTGAATGGGTCTGCTTCTTCCCTTTCCCCAGTGTGCTTTTCATGCAGCAGCTTTTGACGGGCGGCGCCGCCTTTTACAGCAGCCGCAGCGTCTGATGCAGTGAATTTGCTAAGTCGCCAATCCAGCCACTCATCTGATGACTGCGTAAGGTCACGAATTATCATCGGTCGCCCCCTCGCCATCGTTCTTGCCATCGTTAAACTCTTCTTGCGCCTTGTCCAGCCGCTTCATCTGGGCCTCAGTCGCCTTCAAATTTTTTGATTGCAGCAATGCGATAGCGCCCTCGATGGTGGTCTGCCCATTTTTTATCCGGTCAACCAGCGCATTTACAGTGACTTGTTTTGCTGTGGTCTTTTTCGGTGGAGGCGCCTGGGCGTCGTCTGCAATGCTTAGGCCATCCGGCACAGGGGGCAGATCGCCGGACGCCGCTGCCTTTTCCTTCTGCTTTTGCTCTTGCTCGGCATTTGCTATTTCTGCAGTGTTGCCGTCATCGTCCTCGTCTGCCTCGACGCCTAACGCACTGAACAAGCTGTACCGTTTGGCATAGGTCGCGGCACCGCCAACAGCTTGGGCGCCAGGCTTTTCCAGCAGCACTTTGGGGCCGTTGATAGTGCGCTCCTCTCCACTCACATGAATCAGAATGGTTTGCGCCATGACGGTTCTATCTTCTTGAACGATATTCTGAATGAACGTCAGGTCAGAGTTAGCCAGGGGCGTCTGGATATGAGAGATCGCGCTTTCCAGCTTGCAATACTTGCTGCTGAAGAACGGGTTTTTGTCGTTACGCGGGGGATTGGTAAGTTCGGATCTGAGTTTTACTAGCGCTTCAGCTAGTGTCTGAGTTTTAGCCATGATAAGTCTCCTGTATCGCCGGGCTCACAATGCCGGGCTCATGTCAGAAACTACGCTAAATGTTCTGCCTGGTCAAACTGCTGGTGTCAGGCTGCAGGCAAATAAAAAACGACGTTAAGGACGTTAAGCACTGATCTCGTCCTAATGCGGTATGAGTATGGGTGGTGCAATTAATCGAGAAAACCCTGGACCCCCCCATAGTTTTGGTGGTACCGCAGGAGTAACCGCAGGAGTAACCGCAGGAGTAACCGCAGGAGTAACCGCAGGAGTGCCTGGGACCCTGGGGTCTGCCGGCAGATACCTAGAAAGTGCCGGCAGATTAGAGGTGACCAGGCGGAAATCCCGGAAATCTCTGGACTATGAGGTGGTAATTTTGTAGGTTCGGCGTGGGAGGTATCAAAAATGACTAATCTACTTAACTATTTTGACCGCGTGAGGCCCAAAAAGAGCAACAAAGGCCTGGCGGAGTGGGAAGCTATGTGTCCTGCGCATGAGGGCAGCAGCGGTGAGCGCAAGCTAGTGATCACTGAGCTGGACACAGAATATAAGCTGTATTGCAGGAGTCACGGCTGCAGCTCTGACGATATCCTGGCTGCCGTAGGGCTGTCCTGGAAGGACAGAAAGAAGGGCAGTTGGGTGTCGACACCCAGGCCACAGTTTGACACCTATCACCAGGCATTGATTATGATCGCTGAGGCAGATATGGCCAAGGGCAAGGTGCTTTGTGATAGCGACAAGGCGCTGTACAAAGATGCCAAGCGTAGAGAGTTTGAGGCGAACCGCGCTGCGGCCGGTGCCGCAAGGTGAAGTGGCTAAAGCTGTACGTCGACATTGCTCAAAACCCCAGGATCAAGCTACTCAGCTTTGAGGATCGCTGGCATTACATATCTTTGTTATGCGCCAAGGCAGAGGGGTACCTGGACGAAAACCCTGCGCTGCGCGAGCGCATGATCAGCGTTCACCTGGGCCTCACGTTGCCAGAAATGGAAAACGTCAAGGAGCGCCTGGTGGACGTCGGGTTGATAGGATCTAACTGGACGATCTATAACTGGGATGAGAAGCAATCGAAGGATGCCACTGGTGCAGCCAGGAAGCGCAGACAACGAGCCAGGGAAAAAGCAGAAGCTGATGCTAATAAAGAAGTAAGAAATAAGAAGGAAAACGAGACAGTCACCGTGACGTCCCGTGACAGTCACGCGACACCCATTAAACAAGCGGGTTCTAGGTTCAAAAAGCCCTCGATAGAAGAGCTGAACGAGTACATTGTCAGCAAGGGTTATCCAGTTTCAGCCCAGGAGTTTATGGATTTTTACGATGCCAATGGCTGGAAGGTGGGCAAAAACCCGATGAAGGATTGGAAGGCAGCAGTGAGAACCTGGGCTAACCGTCGCCGGCAGGACTCTACCGGGGGGAACAAGGGGCCAGAGACTGATGCCGGGGTGGTCACCGCATGATGTACGACATGGATGATTTTAAGAACATTGATATCCAGGAAGAGCTGGCAGACATGGAAGCTCCTGATATGCGATCTGCTGGTGATCTTTTGGAGCGCACGCTGGACAGGCGTGATGAGCTGGATGAGGGTATCGATCTGCCCTGGTCAAAGATGCACGGTTATTTTTGGCTGCGTAAGGGCGAGCTCGTGCTGCTCGGTGGATACACAGGACATTTCAAAAGCACGATCACCAGCCAGATCGGCTGCTACGCGATGCGGCATGGCAGCAAGGTTGGCGTCTGCAGCCTGGAGCTCAAAGCGGAAGATGTGATCGAGCAGTTCGCAGAGATTAGCTCCACAACTCACCGGCCGCCGGTAAGGTATATGGAAAACTGGTGTGCCTGGGCAGATGACAAGCTGGTTGTATATGACAGGTTAGATGCCATAGAGCCGCATGATGCGATCCGCATGGCCATAAAGTTTGCGCAGCTCGGGTGTGACCTGGTGATCCTGGACTGCCTGATGATGATGGGGGTGTGCGACGATCTGGAGCGGGAGCGTGAGTTTGTGCAGACCCTGGTGCGGGTTGCCAAGAAGTTTGGGGTGACAGTGCTGCTGGTACACCACATGAAAAAGCCCCAGGGTCAGGACGGTGAGCATAGCAGTCCTGGAAAATATATGTTTAACGGCACATCGCATATCAGCAATACGCCGGACAGTATCGTGATCGTCTGGCATGACAAGCAGCAGGCTGCACTGCGCGCAAAGGTAGAGGATATGGGCGTCCCTGACCAGGCCTATGATCCAGACAGGCGCGATATGCTGTTCACTGTACACAAGCAGCGGAATGGCAAGTATGAGGGCTCGATAGCCCTTTGGCAGGCCAGAAAGAGCCGGGCGTTTGTCGCCAGGCAGGACCGCAAAATCCAGGCGTTCGATCCGCCGGAAGCCTGGCCGGCAGCTAAGGTGGGGAATGATGGCTGAGGGATTTTTTATACAAAGAAAGGATCAGATCCAGTACCTGGTTGCCAGGTTGGAGGAGCTGCTTGATGCCGGGGGTGTGGTAAGTGTCGACTTGAAGAATGGTCGCACCAGGACAGGCAAGCAGCAGGCTGCCCTGGAGGTGTGGTGCCGCGCTACTGCTGAGCTGTTGAATGAGGCTGGCATGACCAGGGCAATACAGTCACCGATATATCGGAAAGGTGAGCTGGAATGCTCTTGGAAACAGTGGTCAGTAAAAGATGAGATCTGGCGGCCGATGCAAAAAGCAATCGTCGATGTAGAGTCGACTGCAGATTGCTCGACAACCGACTACCCGAAAGTTTATGACGAGCTGAACCGCGCCATGAGCGAACGGCTTGATGTGTCATTGCCGAACTGGCCAACGAGGTTCGATTATGTCAGTTAAACGCGAGGCGTGCGACGTTCACTTTTCCAAGGCGGTACGCCATCGAGATCGCCATCGCTGCGTGTATTGCTATGCAGAAGGCACAGACTGCGCTCATGTTTTTGGTAGATCCAGGAAGTCGACACGCTGGTCGATGGATAACGCGCTCTGCCTGTGTCGATACCATCACCGCTATTTCACCGCTAACCCGGTAGAGTTTTACGATTTCCTGGTAAAAATCTGGGGCGAGGGCCACATGAATTTATTGCGTGAGAAGGCCAATAGCATATATAAAACCACAAAAGACATACGCAAAGAGATCTCAAAGCACTATCGTGAAGAGCTGAAGAAGGCAGAAGCTGACCCGAACTACGTTATCGTAAGCTGGAATTAGCTTATCGGCTGCCAA